GATCTACTTTCTGGAAGCAAGCCTGCCCCTATTCCCCTTTGGTATAACGGCGACCTTGCGGCGGATTCGACAACGAAACGCTACAAGGGTTCCCTGGTCAAGATGATGGATTACGACGATGTTGACCACGGGAAGTTCTTCACGTTTGCGGGTCTTTCGACCGCAATGGAGAACGTGTCCGGTATCCTTGAGGAAGAGCAGGACACTTCCGGAAACTATCTTCCCGACGACGGAACGAAATCCGTTCGTTATCGGAAGATCACTCCCCTGTTTCCCTCGTCCGTGATTGAAGCGGAATATGCGGCAGCGGACGCGGCAGGGACGGCGAACTACGACACTGGCGCGACGGGTACCGCAGGCAGCGCGGATTTGACCGTTACCGTCGTGAACGACACCACAATCGGCGGTTGGGTGTATTTCCTCAACGGCGCGAACAAGAACTATCTGTATTACAGCACCAACACGACTTCCACCACTTCGGCAACGCTGTCTCCGGTGCTGAAATACGCGGTAGCCGCGACCGACGATTTCATCTATGTCGCCCCGCCCTGTACGGACCTTCTGCTTCTGGATGCGACGTACACGGGGCTGAAATCGGAAATCGCGGACTCTGCGCGTACGTTCCCGGTCATTGGCCTGTCCACATGGATCGAGGCTCCGGGGATCGGCAAGACCAAGTTGGATTTCGCAAAGCACGCGGGACTCTGCATCCCGAACGCGAAGTTCTACCATCAGTTCACCTTCTGCGGACAGGTGAATAACACGGTTGCGTTCAGCAACTACTTCACGACCGGGCTTCGGTCCACTTAAAGGAGGTAAGCCATGAGTTCGATTCATTTGAGCGAGAACTTTGGTGATGTCCTTGATGCCCGGTTCTCGAAGATTTACGACAAGGAGTATGCCGAACGGATCAACGAAAGCATGATTCCCATGCTGTTCGGCATGAAGACTTCGACCCGCGCCTACGAGATGATGAGCGGGATCGGAGGGTTGGGCGACCTTCAGGATTTTGACGGAACCGTTGCCTACGACGCATTCAATCAGCTCTACGATACCACGGTGACTTTCCCCGAAAAGGCACTTGGGATCAAGGCTGAAAGGAAGCTCGTGGATGACGAGATGTTCGGGATTCTGGACGCTCGTCCGTGGCAGTTGGCCGTGTCCGTGGCCCGGACCCGCGAGAAGGCTGGTGCGTCGGTATTCGCCAATGCGTTTACCGATGCCTCCGGCGGCGACGGCGTTGCCCTTTGCTCGTCTTCACATCCGTATGGACCCGATGACGCAACCACTTGCGACAACAGCGGCACTTCCGCGCTGTCCGCAACCTCCGTGGAGGCGACCCGTCGGCTCGGCTACACCTCGATTATGAATGATCGCGGTCAGCTTATGGAAGTGAATTACGACACGCTCGTGGTGCCGATTGCCCTTGAGGAAACGGCCTATGAGATCATCAACTCCACCGGAAAGGTCGATACGGCGAACAACAACGTCAACTTCCACAAGGGACGTTATCAGCTTGCCGTATGGCCGCGCCTCACCGATGCAAACGATTGGTTCTTCATCGACTCTAAGATGGCGAAACAATTTCTGCTTTGGTGGGACCGGATCAAACCGGAGTTCGCGTATGACCGCGACTTCGACACGATGGTTGCAAAGTGGTCCGTTTACACCCGCTACAACACCCAGTTCACGGGTTGGCAGTGGATATACGGCCAAAATGTAACTTAGTGTAATCACTAACGAAATGGGTGGGGGCAACCCAAAAGCCCCCGCCCGTTTTCACGGGTAAGCGAAGGTTCGATTCCTTCGGCCATTGCATGAGGGTTCAAACGACAGGGCAATGGTCCTGAATGAAAGGAAGAAAAATGGGATTCACGAATTACCCACACGGAATCACCAGTTTCGGGATTCCGATTTACGGCAACGGGCAGCAGGACATTTCCGGCAGCACCTACTTTGTCGATAACAACAGCGGCAGCGACAGCAATGACGGAAGCTCGTTCGAGAAGGCTTTCAAGACGCTGGCGAAGGCCGTGGCGGTCAGCAACGTGGACATTGCACGCGGTTCTGACCGATGGGCGCGGCGGAACACCATCTATTACTGCGCCGACACGGAAACGGCTGATCTGGTGGCTTTTCCAGACAAATGCGACGTTATCGGCGTCGGCTCCTACGATGCGAACACGATGCCGGGGATCACCGGGAACCATGTTCCGGTGAACAGCGGGAACTACGGGACGCGGTTTATCAACGTCTGGTTCAAGGCTCCGGCGGACGCTTCCCCGATTGTGACGTTGGCCTCCACGACCAGCGGATGCCAGTTCATAGGCTGCACGTTCAGCGCGACGGCGACCACAACCCACGCCATTCAGGCAACGGCGTCTCCCTTCCTGAAGGTTAAGGGGTGCAGATTCGAGGGTGCGACCGTTACGGCGGCAATCAGCATTCTGGCTGGCGAAGCTGGCGGCACGGAGATCAGCTACAACCGTTTCACGGATGGCGCGGCGGTCGGCATTCTCATCAACGCCTCCACCACGACCTCATGGGGTGCGTTCATCGACCACAACATGATTAAGTCGGCCACGCTGACGATTAACGATGCGGCAAGCCTGTTCCATGTCATCGAGAATGACCTTATCAGTCTGGCGACCGTTACGGGTTATGACACTCCCGCCGAATCGTTGGTTTGCAACGCGGCATTGGCTTCGCGCAACCATCTGACGGCGGCAAACGTGAACTTCGATTATCCGATTGCCGACACCACGACCTAACCATTCACCCCGACGGAGCGGCGGGTTATCCGCTCCACCATTGGATGAAGATCATCATTATCGGCAAGGGGCATGGTTGGGAACTCGCCCCGAAAGAGGGCGAAACGTGGGGGATGACGCAGTTGATCCTTCGCCGTCCGGTGAGCCTCGTTGTCGATATGAACGATTATTCGCTGTGGGGTCCGGTAGAGGAAAGGGAAGCCAGATGTGCGCGGGAACTGGCATTGAAAACGGGCGTTCCCTACATCGACCTGATGAACTACCCGCTCGAATCCATCAAGAATGTCTTTCAGACGGATTACTTCTCGAACACCGTGGATTACAGCATTGCGCTTGCGCTCTACCGGGGATGCACGGAACTGGATTTTTACGGCGTAAATATGGCGAGCGGGAGCGAGTATTGTGTTAGCCCGGAAACGAAAGTCTTAACGACCGATTTACGATACGTGCCAGCAAAAAAAATTAAAGTTGGCCAAGAATTGATTGGTTTTGACGAACACATTATCATGAAAGGAAGACATTGGAAAAAGGCCATTACAGAAGTGGTGCAAAAGCTCCGTAGACCGTGTTACCGGTTGACGATGGAAGACGGTTCCGTGTTGGTTTCATCATCAGAACACAGATGGCTATGTAATTCGGCACATGAAAATAAGTGGATAGAAACTAATCAATTACGGCCAAGGGGTTTTTATAAGAATGGTAGATGTTCTCATATTTGTAAGCCACTCGAAGTATGGGAAGAAGATGAATCCCATGATGCTGGATATTTAGCTGGTGCTTTTGACGGAGAAGGCCACTTATCACAAAACGGGTATGAAAGCGTAAGAAGCGAAAAAATTTCTATGGCGTTGGGGTTTTCTCAAAGGAACAACGCCATGCGGGATAATGTCGAAAAAATTCTCAGGGGGAAACATTTTGATTTCTCTCGTTATAACTCAAAAGAAGATTGCTACAAATACACTGTAAGTGGCGGGAAGCGGGAAGTGATACGGTTTTTAGGGCAAATAAGACCGCTGAGGCTATTAGATAAATTCAATGTTGATATAATGGGTTGCATACGCACTACGCATCATGTTGCCGTATTAAAAAAAGAATACATCGGAGAGCAAGAGGTAATTGGATTAAAAACATCCACAGGGACATTCATTGCTGAGGGATTTGCGTCACACAATTCCTACGAGAAACCCGGCGTCGATCATTGGGTGGGACGGGCGCAGGGGATGGGTGTGAAGGTTCGCATCTTCGGGGAGCATTCAACGATTCTCCGGACGCGGGACGGGAAACTGTACGGATACGGCACGCCACAGACGATGCCGAGGGCATAGAAAACAG